CATCGCACGCCGGAACACATCCTCAGCAAGATCAAGAGGTACAAGTTCCTGAAGGGCTTTGACGTCAAACAGTTCGACCAATCGGTTGGCTCCTGGCTGATCGACTTCTTCGTGAAGGAGATCGGTAACTACGTCGACCTGCGCGTGGCCAAGATGATTGGCCTGATGTTCAAGGCGCCGTACATCGTGCCCTACCCGTGGATCCACGGCACCTCAGAGGAGGAGTTCAACCCACTCTTCGGTGACAGCCCATTCGCGGCGAGCGCGTTCTCAATGGACGTCGGTCTGCCGTCAGGCATCTCCATCAACCCCGACTTCGGGAAGTGGGCGATGACCGGCCAGTACCTGTGCCTGCTGGACGACTACTTCGGTGACGTACTCGAGGTTGGCGTTGACACGATCCTGCGCGGAGAGCACGACCGCTACGGTGTCCTGAACATGACGGACGATTGCATCCTGTGCTACAACGAGGAGGAATTCGGCACAAACTTCGATGAGAAAGGGTACACGTGCAAGTACTTTGCACTCGATGAGGAGAAGCCAATCTCCTTTCTCGGGAATGTGCCCTACCGCGACGACAAGGGTGAGCTACAACTCGCCCCGAATATTGTGTCGTATCTCGTCAACTGGTTGGTGCCCGAGCAGGGCTTCGACCACGCCAAACGGCGCAACTTCTGGGCAATCGGCGAGCGTGAGCGCCGCCTGCACTACTCGACGGCCCCCTGCTACCCGCAGGTGAACGAGATGCTGCAAAAGACGTTCCACGACGAGTTCGGTGTGTATCCGACCTCGCTCTCCGCCGAGGCTTACGAGCAACAGCGGAAGTACACGAACCTCAGTTCGTGGGACGCATTGGTACTCCAGAACCCTGATCTGCTCCACTACAAGGTGGACGAGAAGCAGCTCAGTCCAGACGTTCTCAAGATCCTGGTCACCTCCGTTCCGGCGGAGGAGGCCTGGCCAGTAGTTTCTCGCTACACCGACAAGCGGTATCAAGTTCATTAGGAGAAGAAATGAGCGAAGAACAGAAACACACCGTCAAGAAGACGGATGACGTCAACCGGAGCGCGCGCAGCGTGCTCCAGGGTGGCACTCCCGATCTCGGCGTCAAGCTGAGTCGCATGTACGAGTTCACAGTCGACGGCAAGCACGCGCCACAGCTCGTCAAGGAAGCCGCCATCTCCGGCGCTTCGTACATCAAGCCGATCCACGCGACCAACAGTGATCTCACCATCCCGATGAGGCTCACCGAGTCCGGTCGGATCAAGTTGAGCCTCCCGCCGGGTGTCACGATGGTGATGGGACGCTCTGGCTCGGGCAAGACGAACTTGACGCTCGCGCGCATGAACGCGCTCAACGACAACACGTTCTACGTGCGGTTTGGTGAGCCGCTCGACCGCCACTTCGCCCTGAGCATGGCCTCCGATCCC